AAACCCAGGGTCGGGTGGTGTATAATAGGATTGTTCGGGTGCAAGGGGAGAAAATCGAGGGTCGCCGGTACCACGGGTAGATTGCGCCCAGGGACCTAGGGGTCCAAGGGGGCCAAGCATAGCAGCAACACCACCGCCAAGACGGGGTGCCGTTTCCCGTGTAGGAACTACGGCGACTTTCTCTTCAGGTGGTGCGCGATAGACGGGCTTTTGTGCTGTCCCCACCCCAGCGGATGTCTGGTTCCATAAAAACGCAAGAAAGCCAAGTACAATGACAACAATACAAATAACGCAAAAGATTGTGCCGGCATCCATACATAAAACTCCAGGCGGACATACGGCACCGCCAATACCGCCACCGCGCATTTTGAGTTTACCTAATCCGCGTGCCATCCTCTGTTGTTCCTTACGATTTTGGTTTTTGTGACTGAATATATTCACGTGCCAAATCCATAGGGGACATTCTACTTACACGCATCGCATCGGTAAAGAAGGTCGGATTGAGTACTTTCGCAGAAAGACGCTGTATAAGGGTAATCACACGGGAAATTGTTGCCTGGTCCATCTGAGGAAGGGCTGCGCGAACTGCCCGTTCGGCGGTCGATACATCCTCTTCTGTGAAACCCTCGTACATCATAATCGTGCGACGAGCGTAGTAGGTATAGAGAAGTGCCGCTGTTAAAAGTGCGGTAAGTACAAGAAATGCGATGAATATACGCATTATTTACATTTCCGTGCTAATTTAATTTGATTCTTTTCGCAAAATATCAAATTATATCAAATTACATCGCCAAATTTAGTTTGTCTGTGCGCCATCGCCAAAGTATCCCTTAAACATATCCATCATCTGCTTACCGTCATTGATGAGGGGCTTGAGGGTCGCCAGTGTACCCATTAACTGCTTCTGTGTCGCCATCAACTCCTGTGTATCCTTCGACATCGAGGCAATCTGGTCGGGCTTGAGCGACTTATAAGCATTCATGAATGTAGTGCCGGCATCAAGGTGGTAGTCCTCATCGTCCGCCTCATTTGGCAGCTTATACTTCTTACCAAGTGTTAGAAACTCAGCACGGTCGCCGTTATCGGGAGGCGGATTCTTTAACTTCTTCACGTCCTTTTTCACTTCCTTCTTCACCTTCTTTGTTTCCTTCTCCATTTCCTTCTCCTCCTTCTCCTCCTTCTCCTCCTCGAAGCCCTCTACACGTACCATAGGGGTCCGGGAATAGTAGAGTGCTACTAAAGCGACAAGGGAACCGAGTAAAGCGCTAACAAGTATATTACCATTTGTTAAAACGTAGAGGATAAGGGCAACGCCGGCACCAAGACCGACTGTTTCGGGTTGACCGTTGTATAGAATATAGGTAGAAACAACCGCGAAAAGGATATAGCCTGCTGTAGATTCCGTATTACCTTTTACCAATGAACGAAGCGACTTCATTCGTATGACTCTAATGTGCTGCGAGATTTTCGTTTATAGACCAAGGGCGGATGCGCTCAATTTATAAAGAGTGAAAAGTACACCGGCGAAAATAGACTTGGCAATAAGTCCGAGCCACGAAAGTTGTCCGCCAAGGGAGAACGCCCAGGTGGCATACTTACTTAAGAAGGTCTGGAGTACCGGGAGTGATAATGTAAACATCAGTACAGCAACAATCAGGGGGTCGATAAGTCCATCTAGAACATTAGACCATACGTTCTTCTTGGGCGCAGGTGCATCATCATAAGGAACAAAGTTCGGCTGCTGCTGCTGCTGCTGTACCATCATAGGAACCTGACCGTTCATTCCACCCATAGGCATCATAGGCATTTGCTGTTGCATCTGTGGCATCATCTGAGGCGGTGGCATCTGCTGCATCATCTGGGGAGCTGGCGCACCATTTGCTACTTCGGCGCCAGACGCGTTCATGTCACGTAGGATTTCCGCCATACGGCTCGCATCCGCCGCATTTGGTATATTACCCGAATCTAATGCATCAATGGGGGTACCGCCGTTTTCGGGAGCGCCAGACATTGGGTTTAGACTGGAAGCAGAGAATCGGGGCATTTTAAAAACGCACAAATTAACCAGTAGCCACAAACGACATTGTATCTACTACAGTTGTTTTGCTATCTTTGGGCGGGCACTCAATTGCTTTTGCGTCAAATTCTACACACTTCGAGCCAAACTGATAGACAGAGCCGCGGATTTCATTGATAGGGGGACCTCGTATGACTAGGCAATCGGGTCCTTTACAAAGAGGGCGAAAGATGGCAGCGAGACCAAAGCCGAGAACAATGCTAATTATAGTAGCAAAGCCAGGGCGGTCGATGATCTCCATAAAATTAAACATCCTTACTTTAATAGGAGATGAAGTTTTTTAGTAAACTCGAGTTTTTTCCCTTTCTATTTGGTCTTGCTCTAGGAATTTTCTGTGTTTATATACTCAAACCTGCCCCTATGGTGATTACAAAGTACCCTAATTTGGAGAATGTCAGCGAATTAGTGTATCGTGATAGAAATGGTGCCTGTTTTAAGTATGATACAAAAACGGTCGATTGCGATAAGGCAGAGGATCGTATTAAGCCTTACCCCCTTCAGTAGCATCGAATGGAATAATACGTCCCGAAAGCACTGTAGGCTCGGTGACAATACGATAAAGTTCGTTGTGAAACCGCGCATCGTTATGTGTAGCATAGTCCAGATCTTTTACTAGAAGTTCTGTTTCTGCTTTGATGTAACGCACAGGATACAGGGCAGCGCTTAATGCCGCTTCCGCTTGGACCATAGCAATCGTAGTGTTGGCAACATCGGTGGCAAGTGCGCTACGAATAGACGCCTGTCCTGGACCAACTGCGTTCCAGGCTTCTGTGGCAGTCAATAAGTCGGATTCGGCTTTATTTACGGCGTCGGATGCTAGCTTAACACGTTTCGTTTGTTCGTCACGCAGGGTTTTCATAGTTTCTTCGGCGTTAGCCCGGAGTTCTGGAAATTTGTCAAGGGTTCCAAGAATGACACACGCATCGACTGCTTTTGTCGGTGTTATAACTTTTTCGGGTGATGCAAGGGCGGCTTCGAAGTTCTCCTTATATTTGATAGGGTCAAGGACAAGATACGTGCCGCCACGCTGAACTAGATTTCCATAGCGAGATTTGTACCCTTTTAGCCAACTATCTAGGTCAGTCACTTTGCGGGGGTCGATTGTGCGTTTTGCGCGGGTTGCCATTCTTTTTTTCAGGGATAGAGAAAGAAGAAAAGAATGAATATGGCATTTACGATCGCAATGTTAATTTGTATGTTTTTATTGATGTTTATGATTCCATTCCTTGTATTTATGGGTTTAAGTTCAGCGCTCGGCACTCAGTCAAATGAATTACGTGTACTTGTATCGTTTTTCCTATTTGCGGGCATTGTTGTCTTTCTTGCATCCCTGGGTATCTTTGTATTAATGCAAAAGGAGGATTGCGGAAAGGTACAGAGCGTATCAAAGGCGGCAAACAATGCGGGTCTAGCGTTACTCATACAAGTAGGAACGCTTCTACTCGTATGGTTGGTATCACCACTACGTGGAGTTGTGACGAATTTACTACCACCGAATACGGATACAAATATCAGTGATGCGCTGGGATATGGTTATTTTGCCGGATTTGCGGGGGCGTTTAGTACATTAATCGGTGCAAGTTTCTCAGGAATGTGCGACTAAATTTTCGTAAGTAGGCGGCTGGTGTCCGAAGTAGACAAATTTAGGTATGCCGGACGGCTGAGGCTCTACGATGTAGTAACCGGGGAGTTGTTCCACGGGTGCCGGCACTGCGATCTTGGGTACACGGGGTGCACGTACACGGGGCGCAGATGGCGGTAAACTAGCCTCAGTATGGACAACTTGCGAGCCAGGAGCGACTTCGGTATAACGGAGTTCACTAATGGGTGTAGCTACGTGACCTTCGGGTGTGGAGTTTAGAACAACATTTGCGACAAAAACATTCCCGAGGCTGGCAAATGTATATGATAAGAACGCCCATACAATTGTAAACATCCAGAATGGAAATACGGTATTACGATGACTGCTATCGAGTCCAAATTCCTTCCACGTTCCATTATCGGGGTGAAACATCGTACTGGGACGTATATATAGCACAATTGCTACACCGACAATGTAAATGGCAAGAGCCAAATAAAGAACAGACATTCTTCCCTATTAACACCGTGAGATTAAGACCTACCGTAAAAACACACCTAAGTAGAATGAATTCACCTCCAAGAGCCCCACGTCGTCCGTTGCGTGTAGAAGACTTTGCGGTGCGCCGTAGAAACAATAGCCGCCGTACTATGAATGTGAATAATTATGCGGCGATTCAGTCGTTTGCGGAGTTAAACCAATTAGGTGCTCCGCCACCCCCAGGACAACTACCGGCGTGGTACACAGCGAAGGTAAACCAAGGCGTAGTACAAATACCTGCGGATAAGCGACAAAATGCGATGAATCTTGAAGATATTAATACAAATGAACCGATTGTACTTATTCATCAGCTAGGACAAGACTTCTTTTATCGTAAGGACAACTGGGAGCAGTGGATGCGGACACAACTTGCCCAATATCCAAATCGCCCCGTTGTAAATCCAGCAAATCGTGTACCGGTCACGCCGGACCAGATTACTATTCATACGGCACAGGTTCTAATAGGTGGCAAGCGAAGCAGAAAATCACGACAAACCCGTCGTCGAGCCAGTCGCCGGAACTAAGTCGGTAATATCATAGACCCGTCCACAATACTCACCATACTGTAAACCCTCAGCAACCCTTACAAATGACCATACAGGGCATTCAATCCCTTCACCACTTGTTAGAATCATAATATCCTCACCGGTCGCCGGGTCTAATATATATTGATAGTAATGCGGCTCCCGCCTTGCTATCAATCCGCCGTGAGTGACCGATTGGAAAATCCAAATCGTCGCGCCCATCTTTATCACATTCGATATATTTTATACGCTAAATAGACTAACAATCCTATGATAAGAAT